CTTATAAATACAGTATACAATTATTTATTTCTTACCGCCATATTTTTTCTCTATCGTGGCAGGTACCTGTCCGTTACTGTACACTGTTTTATACGCTTTATAAAAGTTAAACGGCTCGGTTGGGTGTTCTCGCTTCCACATAACCTTCATAAACTCTAATGCGCTATTCGCAGCCTTCTCTGGCGTTGTAAAGTCCATTACGCTCCACACCTCCTCTGCTAACTTTGTTGTAGGGAAGTGCTTACGGGTAATGCGTATAACATCGTCCACGTTTTTTGCTTTATTAAACACATCTATTTCTGACCCTTGATACACCTTTAGTACCTTCTCAAGCTCGGTTGCGTACTTCTTCTTAAACGCGGCTATCTGCTCCTTATCTCTCATAATAGAGTTTTTGTTCAGTTCAGCATAATCTTTTGGACTACGCGTTGCTTCGTACACAAATATACCCTTCATTGCTCTTGCAAGGCTTGCAGCCTGCTTATGTGCTTTCTGAAAACCTACTGCGGCTGCATTGTCGTTCTCGAACATAGCTGCGTCACGTACAGCATCTCTATGCCCGTACTGTCCGAAGGTAGACTCTCCCTCAGCTATTGCCGTAGCGTACTCCATGTTGCTTTTAGGGATGTTCCCCCACTCGTACGCTAATGGAGCTTCCTTTGTATAGAATGCGTCTGCCGCTGTACCAGCCCCAACAGCCCCTACTACCGCACCAGCCTTTATTAAACCTCTTGGGTCAACCTTTATTGGTGTATTTACCTCTGTTTTCTGTACATTCCCAGCTACATCTGCGACATAATCAACCGATGGCTTCGCGACTGATTCGGTAGCCATTACGCTTGGTGATGCCTTCTGTGGTAGCTGCATAAATTTAGGATTTGTACTAATAGTCTTTTCAGGTAATGGAGCCCCCTTGAATAACTGGCGCACCTCAGATAGTGCCTTTTTATTCTTATAGAGCTTCGTTAAGTAGGAAGCTGTTGCTGTACCGGCAGACCGAACCATATAGAACGGATTACCTGTGCCAACTGCGAACCCTACATCGATAAGTGAATCTATTATAGCGTCTGTTGGGTCTGGCTCGACACCGTGCTTTTTACCTATCTTCACAAGTGCTTCTTTAAGCGCCTGTACGCTCCCATATGCCTCTCCATATGTCTTTCTATCTACTACTTTATCCAATATACCGCGTATCTTAGTAGCAGCTTTCATTATCACCTTATCCTCTGCGCTTGTAACCTTGTTTGCTTTGTAGGCTGTACGCAATTCAGCGTTCATCTCCTTAAGATTTTCTACGATAGATGTCGGTGTGTATCCATTTCTACGTATAGAATCTACGTACTTTTTAACAAACCTAGAAGCCTTTTCTTTTGCAGGAGTGTTGTAGAGCGTAGGACTATTGAGCTCAGCGTAGAGAGAGTCAATCTCGTATGGTACGCCTTTCTGTATATGTAGACCCTGGTCAGTAGCTGTTTGTACAGCAGCCTCAAAACGACTACTACTATCAGTCTCAGCTTTTTGTATCATGTCAGCTACGTCGGTAGTGCTCATTCGCTTATCAAGGTCAGCATTAGGCGAAAACGACTTAACATAACTAGCCCCTTGCATATACTTATCGGCTGTCTCATTGAGCTGCTTCGTAGTAAAGTTAGGGTCAAATGCCAAAGACTTCGCTATTTCGCGTGCTTTATTCTCGATAGGGTTCTTTATCTTTTGTATGAGCGCCCCGCCACCTTGTGCTATACCTCCAAGCCCCACACCGATACCAGCCCCGATAGCTGTGTCGAGTGCCGCTCGTGCAACCGATGTTCCTTCGTCGCGTTGTAGGCTTCCAGCGAGCCCCTCGGCTGCTCCAACAGGAGCAAGAGATTTTACACCCTCTACAGCAGCCTTTAATATCTTTGGGGTACCGGATAGCGGTGTCTTTGCTAGTTTAACAGCCTTTATTGCCGTAGCTGCGCCACGTACTGGCGCGCCTACTACGTTCAGAGCCGTTTCAGCAAGAGCGCCGATAGCCTTGAGGGGGTTCCCCGTAGCGTCTACATCGCCAAATTCTCCTGACTCTACTGCTTTGCTAAACCTACCACCTGTTGCAAAATCGAGTAGCGAACCCTCTGTACTTGCCCCCATAGCCTTAGCTGCAGTTACACCTACAGTAAGAGGCGCCTTAACAAGCGCCTTTCCAATAGTCCTCATGACGCTGTCCCCGCTTTGTTGTTGTTGTTTTTGTCCAGCAAGTTGTGCAAGCTCATCTGATGTTAGCTCGCGTGGTGTTTCATATATTGCTCCGTTGATGTTGTACTTTGCCATATTATTCTATTCTAGTTATGGTTATCCCGCCTATATCTATAGTCTCCCCGACTGATGGAGTCTTACTGACAGCGCCACCATTTTTTAGGCTCTTTAGAGATTTTTTATGTGCTGCTGCTATCTCTGCAACAGTATCATCTGCCCGTAGCCCTAGCGCTGTTTTTTGCGAAATCGTATATATATCACGCAATGCCTGCAACTTTACACGCAAAACATCTTCGTTATCTGACGTAGTCGGTAAAAAGTCTGTCGCTATTTGCTGTTCATTGTCTGTAAGTGCTGCCCCAAATAATTCATGCCTCCTCTCTGCTGTAGTAGCTGTAAACAGGGCGCGCACCATTGCCCCGTACGGTGACTCTTCACCAAATGAGCGTAGTGCGTTCTTATATGATTGCCCTAGCACACCAGCCTCTTGTGTAAAGTTTCCACTGTCTATCTCAGAGAGTACGGCGTCAATAGCTGAGTTAGCGTAAAGTGCTTCATTGTATACTTGTTTTTGTTTGTCAGAAGCACGGGAGAACAATCCATCAAGTGCCACCTGGTCTATTTCCTCTGCAGTAGCCCCGGAGCTTACAAGAGCATCTATATCCGCTATTATTGACTTTTTGTCTGCGCTCGCAATACGAGAGTTCATAACCTGATTACGATAGGCAGTAGATGCTTGTGTATCATTATAAAAACCTTCATGATTGAACATAGCCTCACCAAGCCGCTGTGCATTCCCGCTTGCAAGAATGTCGGATATCGTAGAGTTAGGGTCTATTCCTGTTTGTTTTACGACGCTATTGATATATGACTGCACATCGTTATTATCGCTTGCTGGTGCATAGGTGGCGATATATTCTGCAAGAGTAGATGTTGGTTGTAGCCTTGTTCGTGACCCACCTGTTGCCTTTAGCTTGAAGTCATCTAACCACGCCTGCTTACCCTCATCGATAGTACGGAATACTTTGAACTTACCTGTCGCAGGGTCTTTAATATTCCCTGGGTTATTGTTCCGCTGTGCCAGTGTTCCGCCAGTTGATGGAGTATATGCGTCAATATCTATCCCTCGGCTCGATAGCAACGCTCTTCCTTCTTCACTAAGATTGCTTTTAAGAAAATTCTGTCCTTCTGGGTCTTTAAGCAGGTCGAGCAGCTGCTCTTCTGCCTTCTGCATCTGTTCTTGTGCACTATTAAGATACTGCACCATTGAGTCAGCCTCTTTATACCGCCCATCTATTTGGTTATTGATAGACCGTATCTGGCTATCTATCATATCTCGCTTACCGCTTTGCAGGGCTATCTTCTGGTCGGGTGTTAGCTTATTAAGCATCTCTTGAGGTACTACAGGCTTGTACAGAGAGTCAATAAGTGCGTTCTTTTGGTCTTGCAAATCCTGTACTTTGCGTGCCTGGACATCAAGCTTATACATAGCCTCCTGAAATATCAATGGGTTGCTTTTCTGTGCTAGTACTGTCTGTGCTAGTACTGTCTGTGCTGGGGCTGGCTGTGCTGGGACTTGAGCAGTGGTTGCCTGCGTAGGCGCAGTGGTTGCCTGTGCTGGTACTGGTGCTGCCTGTGTAGGCGCAGGGGTCTGATTTGCCCTGGGGGTAGGGGCTGCAGCAACAGCTGCTTTCTGAGGCTGCTTGGTCCCGTACATTAGGTTCGCTTGATAGCTTTTAAGTAGATTATCTTTGTCCATACTATTTTTTTAGTCTTTTTAGCCTTTCCTGTTTCGAGAAGCCAGGATTCCCCCGCTGTATTTGTGGTGTTGGGGTAGGCGCTACCTGTGGAGTTGTCGCTACCTGTGGAGTTGTCGCTACCTGTGGAGTTGGTAATGGTATGTTCTCAGCTATATATGGTAGACCTTCATTGGCTCTTGTCGTAGCATTAGCAGCGTAATTTTGTGCCATTGCAAATATATTGTTCTCTCGGTTTTGCTCGTTAACACCCTTAATCCCGCCAAAAGCATTATATTGACTACCTCCTATATTCACGCTTGGAAGTGCTGCTGAGCCAAAGTTTTTCTCAAATGTACTACCAAGCTGATACGCATTCTCCTGGTTAGCAAACCTATTAAGCTCTGTAACGCCAAACTTATCGAGATTTCTATTCTCATCTGTACGGTTTCTATATGATGAGTAAGCTATCCCTGCCGACGCAGCAGCCTCTTCATCAGCCATCCGTTGCTCTTCATACTTGCGCTCTGTTGCTTTGCGCGTTATATCGTCTTTTGCGTTCAGCCACTCAATGTTCATCTGTAAATCTCGTTGACCCAGCGCTAGCTGCTCTTTATAGGCTCTATCAATCGTTGGGTCTTGCAACGCGTCGTCGTAAAACCTCTTGATTGTTTCTGGAGTAAAGTTGACAGCCCTTTGTCCTTTTGCAACGCTTAAAGTATTTTTGTACGCAGCCAAGTCAACGGCTGATTTTTCACCAGGTGAAAGCTGCCTATAGGTTGCTTCATCTAGTCCAAATCTTATAGCTGCTCCTTCTATTTGTGTGTCCATATATTGTTATTATACATTAAATTACTTCATTTCCATTGACATAAAGTCGACCAGTTATGTCCACACCTCCTCGCAGATTTATACCTATATTGTAGGGGTAATCGCCGCTATCGCCTGCTGGGTTATTACTTGCAAGAGTAACGAACGTCTTACCTTGAGCACCTTGAGATAATGCAAGCACCTCGTCACCACCTACCGTTACAACAAATGCACCTCCTGCCCCAGTTGTATTAACATCAAAAATAAACTCTGGCTGTGACGCTGTACCAGTTGAAGTTATTCTATTCGTTAGAACACCTGTACTGTTATAGAACCTAACCTCCTGACTTGCACCATCAATCTCTACTCTATTCCCGCCAAAGCTTCCTGATATTATTTCGCCAGTACTCTTAAGCTTAACGTTACTGCCAGTTAACGCATCTGTACCAATAACCCACCCCGCGATATTCCCCTCAGTAGAGTACAATATACCGTTAATAGTTGCGTTCGCTCCGTCCCACTTCATGAAGCGTGTTTGGTTGCCTATAAAGAACTTAGCCTTATTGTCGAACTGGTCGATACCTAGCCTAAACCCATCAGACGCTTCCTGTTCACTAAAGGTATCTCTGAATGCAAATAACGCATTACTCTCCATTGATACATCAGACGCAAAACCAGTGCCACTAATAAGCTGCTTACCGGATATACCGTTTACACGGTTAGGCAAAAACGACGGCTGTCGTTTTGCTGCTATCTTTGTTCCAAAGTTATCGTAATCCATACTTAAAGTACCATGCCTAGGTCAGTAATGTCATCGACCAAAATACCAAGCAATTCTGGTGCGGTATCTCCGTACCCATCATTCGTTGTTCCTTTCCATCCAAACGCTATTGTCCTGAACTCTGCGTTCACACTACTACATTGCGTTATAAAGTCATCTAGCCTGGCAGGTAGCTCAATCGTTTTTTTCTTACCAGACAAACCATCGAGCACTGCATACATCGATGTACTATTCGCATACCGAGTTGCAAATATTATACGGTTGGTAATAGACTTTTTATGTACGTTACCAACAAGCAGGTTTTGCGTTTCTAACGCGAACGGGATATTCTCACCAAAATCTGTATAGCCAGTCTGTAACTTCACGAATGAACTATCTGCGCCGCCAACCAGTTCACGGTTGTATTCTACAATACCGCGTACAAATCGTGGATACTCGTACGTTGTCCATGTCTCGTCTAAGACATTGAACTTAAGCACTACATTACTGTGTGCCTTACCTTGTTTAGTTACTGTACCTATCGATACATACACGTTTGTATTATCAGCGAATAGGTTCACCTCGTTGATATTAGGTGCTGCTGCATCGATATAATCTTGTACAGCTATACGCGATATTTGTTCTGGGTATCCACCATCAGTACGCATTATCTCCTTACCTGTGTAAAAGTACACCATACCTCTACAACGCGTGGTTGCTTCCTGATTAGTAGCTCCAACGTTGTAGAGGTTAGTGCTTTGTACAGATTTCGATATTGTGTCGAGTCTATACATAGAGTGCTCCTTGAAAATAATAACGGTATCTGATGTCTCTTGCAGAGCACTGACGTTGTCAGAATCGTCTGGGTTAACATCTATCCAACCACCATTTGCACTGGCAAACGTGGTTGTGTTCCATGTTATAAATGGATTAGTGGTTGGATTTATTACCGAAGAAAAGTACACCCTGTCTGGATATGTAGCGTCACCAGCACACAACATATGCTGTTTGTTACGCAGTATCAGAGTAGGTGACGAGCCGGTTATGCAGTTGTCAGTAGTCCATGTAGTACCATCAGCTGACGACCGCATTTGCCCACCATTAACATAGAACACCCTATTCCCCAGAGTAGCGAACCGCACTGGTACGTTGCTCGTAACAGTCGCTGTAGAGTTAGTCATAGTAGACCCATCCCACCGCTTGATACCTGCGTCTACTGCCATAAGCACTACATTTATAGTGCCTGCTGAGTTCTTGAACGTACCTGTACCATGCGATGCACCAAGCCCTCCTACTAGCTCGACCGCCCCTTTGCGGGGGATAGCGGAACCGAGCTTGGTATCGAAGTCTACATTAACAACCTCACTCATTGAGTTTTCTGGGAGAGAGAACACACTCACTTTATTCGGAGTGAGTCTGCCTCTCTTAAAGTCTGTTAGCTGTATACTTAGATTACCTTTATTCATATTTATATTTATATTTATATTTAATTAGACCAACTTCGTATGATTGGTTTTAGCTTTGTCGCCCCATTATTGTCTTTTGTC